ATGAAAAGAATCAAACTTAATTCCAAAAAAGGTGTATTAATTACAGAAGCATTTGAAAGGTATCAGCATAATAACGAACTTAAAAATCTATCCCCTGTAACAATTCAAGCGAACAAAGACAAGTTTAAAAAATTTATGAAGTTTATAGACAATGAAAATTATCTAATCGAGGACATTAATAAAGATGTTGTAAATGATTATATTATTAGTTTAAAAAGTGAAGATATAAGAATAAGTAGTGTAAATATTTATCTCAAATATCTTAGGATATTCCTTTATTGGTCTATGACAAATGGCTACTGTTCAAAATTCGATATTACCCTATTAAAAGAAGATGAAGTAGTAAAAACAGGATATACAGAAGAACAATTAAAAATATTATTAAAAAAACCAG